ATGCTGCTCTACCCATTGCAGCTTTAAATTTAATCCTGTGTTTGATAGCCATGTTTCTCCTTTTTGCGGTTATACAACTTCTTGGATTGTATCACTTTTGGTTTGTAAGTTCTAGACCTTAGATTTCTGGCGATTGGATTAAATGAGGTCTTTAGCTTTACCAATAACTGGTTTATATTTAGTTTTTCCTTCACTTTTATAAGCCCACAAATAAGATGCCCTTGGAGTTCCTTCTACCCAACTCGCATGAATCCAGCCACTATTTGGTTCACCTGGAGTATAGAATTCAAGAATAAGTTGATCTGGTGAAAGGTTAGATTTTATCCAATCAAATAGTTCAGCATTATCTGTGCCTATTACTTCGAAGTCAGCGGCCTCTGCACGTGCATGTTGCGATCTGGCAGAACTACCAATAGCCTCACATAATTCTACGCTACGAAAACCGCTAGTGATCTTGACCCTGCCAAAATGGTCACGCACCGGTTGAAGAATATTTTCACACAACGCTTTTAATTTTTCTATCTGCTCTGCATTAGGATTATTATTTATTCCCTTACGTATAGCAGTGTCTGATTTAATCATCTCTGATAAAGTAAAATTACGCGTCAGATTCATTTTTTTCCTCCATTTGGTAAAACATTTTATCTGAATCCTCTGTTACCATTGTTGTATCTTCTGCATCCCAGTATGTAGTTTGGACTTTATAGTCAGGCCAACTGTTATCAGTAGTGTAGCTATTAACATGCCACAAAAGACGATTATTAGGCTGACCTGCGTAATTACCATTATCAAGAGCCAATATATGCGCACACTTATGTTCTTGAGGTATTTCAGAATGTTCGGTATCAAGGATGTTAGTATCTGGGTGAGCCCAATCAATTGTGAATAAGTATTTGCCATGATAAAATTTTTTATCGATACCCATATATTTACCATTTAAACCATCCAACCAATCAAAACAATGAACACTAGGCCAATAGCTAAAACAATTCCATAATTCCAATTCTTGTACTGCCATATCTGGAACTTGATATCTTTCAAACTCTTTTTGAAAAAATGCTGAGATAGGAAGTCTCCAATAGCATGCACCATTTGGAAGCATAATGTTAAATAATAGTGCACGACCTGAAATGGAAGTAACACCAAAGACAACACAGTCACTACTTTGTTTTTTATATTTTTCGTCCATGTCATAAAGATATTCTTTCCTGACTTTACAATAAATTGGAGGTATGTTTGCGTTCAGATAAGCCATGTTTATATTTTTCCCTCCAATAATTTTTTCTTTCTAATATTCTTATACGTTTTTCTAGTATATCAAATCCTAAAAGCTTTTTTAACAAATATATCATTATTCTATAACCAATTTCTTGATAGATTTTGACCCATCAATATTATCCTCTAATTCTGCTTTACCACGCCAGCATTTGTAGGTGACAGATTCAGAATAAGTTCTTTCAGCTTCACGCTTGCCGCGTAAACATAAAGCCATTGAGGGTTGCAGACGTGCCTCCTTTATCTCTCCATTTACAAACATAAGTAAACCTATCACAGCCTCTATCATTGTGACTTACCATTTGTATAACCTAAATCTCTGTTAGCATCTTTTAATTTTTCGATATCCACTAAAACTTTGTCCATCTGTTTTGTTAAAAATTCAATATTTACTTTATTCAATGCCATTGATTCAATGTGTTTGTTTAAACGATCCGTGGTCTTGTACAAATCCTCCAACATCATGTATTGCTCGCTATCTGCGGGCAATGAACCCATCTGTCCACGTGGCCATTTAATTCTAAACTCTGTGTTCTGCTCGACATCTTGTTCCATTATTTTTATTTTAGTGTCAGCAATATTTATACGTTCAACTATTTGAAAATAACCCATGGTGCCAAGTGCTACAATAACGATCAGACTGGCAACTGTCTTCATTGGCATTTGAACTGCTGCCGACTCAGAAATTGATAAGGGTTTATTAGACATAAATTAGATCCAAAATTTTGAGACTAATTTATTCCAGATTTTTTTTAATTTTTCTTTTATTTTTTTTAACATTTCCATCTCCTTCTTGCTTGTCTTAATCTTGAATTAGGATCTCTAGCAGCTTTTGGAAATTTTTTCATTTGTCCAGCTGATCTAGCACAAAATGATTTTCTACGTTTAGCTGCTTTTGAACCTGGTTTTACTTTGCCTGTTACTGCAGTCTTTAATTTTGAGCCTGGGTTTGCTCTACGATATGCAGCAACACCTGCTTTTGTCATCCCAGCACCTTTTTTTGTAGGCCTAAAATTTTTTTTGTTTCTAGCAGGCATAACGTCACCACCTCTTGAGAAACCTAAAATTTCAAGTCCTGTTTTCATCTTTACGTTTTCTCCTTAAAATTTTTACTCGTTGTTGCCAACACCAAACATTAAGTCTTGATGCATACTTCTCGATAAAAATAATAATTTTTTCATACATTTTACGTAAACGTGATAGTTACTCCGCCAGTCCCTGCAATTGTTGCATGAATTCCATCTTTAAATAAAATACCAGACCCTGGAAGATACATATCTAAACCTTCTTCACCAAATAAATATGTTGCAATAATAGTCCCTGTAGCACCACCAGTTCTAAAAATAATAGATGCACTTGAACTATTACCCTTACCCTGAATGGAGGTAAGTCTTGCTCTTCGACCTGTTGGAACCATTTGCTCTGTACTTGTAGAATGTTTAACCGACTGGTCTGATGTAAAACTTCCTCCTCCACTCATAATTATCCGTTAGTTGTAGTTAGATTAGGACCAGAAAATTTATCTGTTAGTAAAGTATAAGCTGTAACTTTAGTTTTAGTTTTACAAAAAATACCTTTTGGAAATAAAATTCCGTCCTCAGGAAAGTTAAAATTGATTACATCTCCACTTGGAACATCTGCTTGAAACAGAGTTGATCCCGTATTTGATGTGGTTGATAATTCTAAAGTTCCTGCACCTGTTCCATCAGAGGAAATAATAATTCCTCTTAATCTAACTGGGGCTGCAATAATTGCAGAAGCACCAGCTGCTGCGTCAGATCTAGTGGCTTGTATGTCAGTTTTAGCTGCCATTTATCCTCCTATTATGCGAGTGATCTGTTTTGCAAATACTCGACAGTTAGGATACCTGCACCATTACCTGTTTGTGGTGATATGAAAACAATTGTTTGATCGCTTGTTCCCACATTTTTCCAATTTGCTTCAGTTCCAGTTTGTGCTGCACCTACTCTGTGATTACCAACAGATGCCACACTAAGACCATCAACAAATAAATCTGTGTCAGAACTTATACCCACATCGATTGTGTTTGTACCACCATCAAATGCTGTTGTTACTAAAACATAGATATTTGTAATTTGTGATCCTGCTGGGATTATGATGTCAGTTGTTCCAAAAGCATTTACTTCTGTAACTGCTGCTGATTGTGCCATTGAAACAAAACCTGTGTTAGTTCCAGCACCTTCTCTTACTGGTCCCGCTTTTACTGGTCCAGAAAACGTAGTTGTTGCCATTTTATACTCCTTGTATAGCGTTAAATATGTAGTCTCTATACCGTCTGCCTAGCCAGTCTACATATTATTTTTTCTAGGTTCTAATATTATACACAAAAAAAGGGGCGATGTGAACACCGCCCCTTTATGAAATACCTTACGTATTTAAGCTATTATGTAGGTAAGTTTCCGTTACCAAATACACATCTTGGATCTGAGAATCCAAAAGAGTATCTTTCTCTAGCTTTGAATCTAACGTTACCAGTATCGAAGTCACCTTCCATTGCAGTTTTGATTGGTGCTCTAACGAATTGTTTGAATCCGTTAGGTACATCAGTCAATAGGAAGTACGAGTCAGTGTCAGTAAGGAAGTTATTAATAACATATCCTTCTGGAACCATTCCCATGCTTCTTACCGCGTTGATATCGTTATCAGCTGTTCCTGTTCTCATCGGAGATTTCATAATACGCTCTGCAGTAAATTGTAATTCTTTTGGAATTATCATTTTTCTACCTGTAGTAGCGATTCTTAAACCTCTTTCATCAACAAACCCAGCGATGTCGATTAACGACTGCTCAAGTGAAGTTTCGTTAAGGTCTGCAGCTACAGCCAATACATTCGAGAATGTACCTCCTGTTGCTAGTGGGTGAGATGCCGAAATTAAAGGCACTCCGTCACCACCAAGCACTCCAGCTTTCTGCGCGTTGTTTAAAACGTTAGCAGCTTTAACTTGCTTCGTGTTTGCCATAGATCTTGCAA